TCACTGGCGGCTCTTTATGCGGGCCTTGGTGATTTTGCGACTCTCGGCAAGGCCGTCGCCACGGGAGTAGCGCGCGGTCATTTTTATGGATGTGTGAGAGGCCATGTTTCTGCCGGCTTCAAGCGAGCCGGTGGCCTCGACGGTCTCGGAAATTGCGCCCGCTCTGGCATCCATCGACCAGACATTATCGGGCACGCCGGCGGCGTCGCGGACCTTGCGGAACTTTTCCGTGTAGCGATTTTCCCAATAAGGCTTGCCGTGATCCTCGTCGATCACAAGCGGGCCGATCTCGGGTAGCGTGTAGGCCTTGAGAGCTTCGGTGACGAGCGGCATGGATGTGAGGTCGCGCGCCACGGCGGCCTTGGTCTTGCTGGTGCGGATCTTGAGCACCAGGCCCTTGCCGAGATCTCCGACCGTGAGGCCGCGCCAGCGGAACGGGCCGCCGTCCGGATCTGGCGTCCATTCGCCGATGACATCGATACGGCGGAGCGCGCTTTCGAACTTCAGCGCCTCGACGAAGCCGATCGAGGGGCATTGCAACTCGGCGCTCTTGAGCACGATGGCGCGGCACTGCTCATAGGTCATGGCGACCAAGCGCGGCTCCGGCTGATCAAAGCGCAGATCCGACAGGATGGCGCGCGCGCTCGCGCAATGTTTCAGCCGTTCGCCGGCGCCATAGGACAGGATGATGCGCAGGAGCTTGATTGCGCCGGCGGCGCGGCGGTGGCCTTTCTTTTTCCACTTTTCGTACCAGCGCTTGAAATCGGACGCCACCAGCACGTCGATCAAGCGCTCGCCGATGTTCTTTTCCAGCACGCGCAGGCTCGGCTCATAATCACGGATGCGCGTGCTGTGTTTGACGCTGTGCAGGGCTGAGGTTGGGTCGCGGCGAAAGCGCTCAATGAGCGCGGCGATCGTGCCATCAAATGGGATCGGCACTGCTGCGCCGCGCATTTCGGCGCGCAACTCCATCGTGCGCCTCTGGCATTCCACGCTGATCTGCTCGTCGGTCAGATCATTTGGCAGGCGCACGGTTCGCAGCACGGCCGGCGCGCCCTTGATGGCCCGTTTCGGGCTCCAGTAATGCGCCACCGTGCCGTCGCGATTGCGGCGGCATTGATAGCCTGGTCTAGTCCTCGATATCATCCCAGTTTTCCTTTCCATCCCGGGCGTGATCGCCCGGCAAGGAGTCAGCATAGTCATTCTCGTCGATGTCAAGCTTGGGGACGATAACGGTGGCTAGGGTGCGCAAATCGATCTTGATGACAGCGCCGGCATTGCGGGCGGCGCGGATGAGGCGCTCGATATCGGCCTGGCGGAATTGGCCGTGGCTCACTGAATATCCCCCACGCTTTGCTTGTATGGAGCCGTCAACTCCATCACGATTTTTTCAACGCTTCGCTGCGGAAGTATGGTTTTGATGCTACCGTTCCTAAAGTAAATCGGCACAATCCGGCGGGCGGACGGCCACCACACCATCCACATCTTCAGTTTCTTGCGACCTGGCTTCGCAGAAATAAAAATCGCTCTTCCTTCGATTATCTGCTGCCGCATTGCAGCAAGATCATCATCTGTAATCAAAAATCCATAGCGCTCTCGCGCTCGCTGCAAACAGTGCGCCGCATCAAGGAGCTCCACATCAGGAGCTGAAAAATCGTCCAGTTGACTCACGCTCCCCTCCTGATGACTGAAATTGTTTCCCGCCAATCTTTTGCATGCTGAAGCATGCGGTCTTGAGCTTGCCGCTGTCGGCTTTTGGCTGCGGCGTCGGTGCTGCATAACGCAGCAAATAGCTGCATTCCGGCCTTCGCCAAGTGCAGCGACTCCCTTTCCGCCTGGGGAAAACATGTGCTTTCCGAAGAATTCACTGCCAGTTGCGATAACTCGCGCTGCGCAGCCTGGAATGTCTCGATAATACTTAGATCATTGTCGACGCAAATCTGAATGCCATCGAAGAGCCTTGAAATTGCTCTGTTGCCATTTATACCGTCACTCAGCCCGCTGATAACATCGAGAATAAATCCGCGAAAAGCGTCCTTGGCAAATTGCGCCTCAACAGATTTTTTTGAAACTACTTTCCTCGCCAAAGCATCACTCTCCATGCCGGTCTCCTTCTCTCAATTCTCTTCCGTCTTGGGGGGGGGCGCTTTGCGCGCTTTGTCGCGGCGCTTCATGTTTTCGCGGTGCGTGACCATTTCCAGATGCGGGCCATCGGGGCGGACGCAGCGGCGGTTGCGGCAGATGTGATCGAGCTGTTTCTTGCCCGGCACATAGCCGTGTTCATTGGTCCACATGACGATGTGGACGGCGACCGTCTGGCCATCGAGCGACATGCGCGGATAGTCGCGCCCGCGACCCTTGTCGCCGGAGGTCGGGCCTTGCCAGATGTAGCAGCCGGTAGTTTCGTCGATCTCGACGCGGCTCATGATCTTGTCGCGGATCCGGTCGCGGCGGGATGTCATGGGGTTGCCATCCATGCTTGGAATTCCGCCCTGAGGCTGCGCCAGCGAGCGGCGGCGTCGGGGTCGGTGTTGAGTTCGGTGCGGCTCCTGACCTTGAGGAGGGAGCGCACGCGGGTGTCGATGCGCAGCTGGTCGCTGGCGTCTTCAAGGTCATGACATTCGCGCAGGAAGCGGATGAAAGCGGGCTTCTGGGTTTCGATCGCGCAGGCGCGGGCAAGGTCAGCTTTCCTCTCCTGCCGCTCGGCTTCGGCCTGGCGGGCGGCCACGGCGTCCGCCTTGGCGCGCAGCCTTTCGATGAGGCGATCATAGCAGCCAAGCAACCAATCGATATTGTCGATGGCGGCAAGGACGCGGTCGCGATCGATATGGGCGGCGGCGTGATGGACGGTGACGACAAGGGCGCCGGTTTCCGGCTCGTAAAGCCGGGTGGCGTCGGCGTCGGCTTCAATGCGGTAATCGGGCGCGCCGCCTGACAGCGTGGCGCGAAGACGATCCATGCGGCGCTGATTGACGCTTTTGGGCGAGGCGGCGGGCGTCACTCTTCAGGCCTCCAGCTCAGGCGGTACGGCATGATGGTGACGAGGTTCTCTCTATCGCGCGCCGGGCGCAGAACAAAGGCCGCATCCGGCGCCGCTAGCGCGATTTCGATCCGCTCCGCCTTGATGCGGTTCAGCGCCTCGATCGCCTGCGAGCCAATGATGGCGAAGGATATGGATGTATCGACATCGCATTCCATCTGATCGACTGCGTCGCCATCCTGGCTGCGCGCATGAAGCGCCATCGCGCCTGGCGTCAAGACCAGCCACACGCCTCCCTCGCCAGCTTTGGCGTTTGCGATCATCACGCGTGATAAGGCAGCCTCGAAGTGGTCGCGACCAAGCGTCGCGACGATGTCCAAACCCTCCGGGATCACGCGCCGCCAAACCGTGGGAAAGATGTCTTCGATGAGCTTCGTCACAAAACTGACCGCGCCGACGCGCGCCGCCATCAAATTGCTTGCCACCGATAGTTCGCAGCGGTCAGCATCAGCTGCAAGCTTGGCGATACGAAGCGCGCTTTCGGTGGGCAGCGTGACGCGGGGGATTTGGTCGATCTCAATGTCTTCGGCAAAGAGTTCTGGCGGCAGGAGTCGCTTTTCGAGCCGTTTCCCATCCGTAGCGACGACCGACAAGCCGTCTTCGCCGCCCTCTAACAGCACTCCGCAGATCTGAGGCCTGCTGATGTCGTTGCTGGCGGCGTAAGCGACGGCAGACAAAGCCGCCGACAACGCTGCGCCGGACATACGGAAACCAAAGGCGTTTTCTGCCGGCTCCAGACGTGGAAAATCACCGCCGGGAAGGATGGGCAAGCGCAAGCGCGCGCGGCCCGACGTAAACGATACGAACTGGCGCTCGGAGCCTACCGCTGCCGCCGTGATCTCGGTCGTAGGGGCGGAGCGAACGAATTCGAGAATGCTCCGGCTTTCGCAGGTGAAGGCGAAAAAACCGGGGCCAAACTCCGCTGGCAATTCGCCGATCATCTCGACGTCGAGATCGGAGCCGCGCACGATCAGCGTGTCTTCGCGCCGCTCGAACACGACGTGCTGCAGGATAGGGATGGTGTTTTTCGGCTTCACCACCTTGTCCACCTCGGCAAGGATTGCGGCAAATCGAGACTTTTCGACCGTGAACATCATGCCCGCGCCCTCGCCAGCAGATCGGCAATGGCGCATTCATGATGCGCGGGGGGCAGGGCATAGGCGCGCTCCAGTTCCTGCATGGCAAGCTTGATGTCGCCTTCGGCCATCAGGCTGTAGGCGCGCCGCACAGCAGCGGCGTCGACCAGATCGTCGCCAAAGCGCCGTTTGAATTCCGCCTCTATGGCGTCATCGTCAAACTCCTTGAGCGGCATGGCTTCGCCTGTCGCGGCGACGCAGATGGCGTCTCCGATTTCCTCGGCGCGTTTGACAGCATCCTCCAGATGCTCGGCTTGAAGGCCATGGGCGGGTTTGTCGCGAAAATAAGCCGTGAATGGCGGCTCGATGTCTGCTGACGCTTCCAGCCTGACAGTTGCTGCGGAGATCATGGCGCATACTCCTCATCATGAGCGCGCTCGGCGCGGGCAAAATCGGCGAAGTCGGGAAAGGCCTGGTTGAGCCTGTCGTGATGGCCGCCGGTAAACAGGCGGCAGAAATAGGCGGCGTCGCGATCGAGCTGGGCGGCGTATTTGAGCGCGGCGCGATGCTCTGATACCGCGACGCCGATGCGGCGGGTGGTGAACAGCGCAATGGCGATCGCCAGGACAAGGACGATCACAGCGAACCAGGCGAGCGGGGCAAGTGTGGCGAATGACAAGGTCACTGCATCACCTCCGCCGCAATCACGGCTGGCCATGTGGCTTGCGCGGCAAGCCAGGACAAGGCGATGGCGAGGCCGGTGATAAGGATGGCGGCGAGGAAGGCGTCGCGGCGCGCCAGAATGTGGCGGGCGGGCGGCAGATGGATGATATTGACATCCGTGCGCAGCTGGCGCGAGCAAGGCCTGATGCATGCGTCGCCGGCGGAGCAGGCGTCAAAGAGGGCGTGGCCGTCGGGTTCAACCGGGCGCGGGTCTGCGTTCGCCGGGGGAGCCGGCGTCATCGGTGTCGACATGAGCATGATCCTTCTGGAGATCGGGTCCGATATCGCCCGCCGGGGTTGGCCTCGCATGCTGCAAGGCGACGGGCGATGCCGGAGCCGGTCGCTTCAGGCGGCCCGGCGGCTCCAGCGGCGCTGCGCCTCGCGGCGGGCGTCGTTGCCCCAACGCTCGATCTGGCGATCGTCGAAGCCGGCGAGGGCCATGTCGTCGCGGGTGCATTGGGGATTTTCAAGGAAGAACTGGGTCATTTCTTCGCGGGTGTCGCGGAGATGCGTGACGGCGGCGGGGTGGATGTCGGCAAGCGTGATTTCGCCTGAGGCAAGGGCGGCGGCGACGGCCTGCTGGTGCTGGGCAAAGTGAAAGTCGGTGATGGGCTGGCGCATGCGGGTTTCTCCTTTGCGGTTTAAAACTTTGCGGTGAAAAGAACGGAAAGGACGCGCAATTTCCGCTTGACCGGCATCACAGCCGAGGCGCAATTTGAGCGCGTAATTGATCGGCGTCGGCCCGCATCGCACTGCGGACCGACGCCTGCCATCCCCACATGAAGCAACCATATGGAGACGATCGTGAGTGATGAAACAAAAAGCCTGCACACCGCAGGACCGCGTCAGCCCAATATCGAGATCAGATCGCAGGGGACGCGCCAGCCTGTGTTGACGACGAACAACGGCATTGGCGGAGCCGGCGCAGGGCATGGCCCACGGCAGCCAATTCCGACGCCCCCGAAGCCGGGAGGCGGCAAACCATGAGGATTTGAGATGAACCGCGACCTGGTCAAATTCAACGTTTTGAGAAATGCGCTCTACCACACGTCTCGCAGACTGACGTTTGACCGATGGAACCGATGGTTCAACTTCCTGATCATCGCGCTCGGCGCGCAGGCCGTGACCAGCTTCATGCTGCTCGTGCGCATCGATATGACGCAGACGGCGGTTGGGGCGCTGGTGGCAACGGTCGGCGCACTGCAGCTGGTATTCGACTTTGGCGGCAAGGCGCGCGATCACCAGAGCCTGCAGCGTGAATATTACCATCTGCTCGCCGATATCGAGGCGCATCTGGTCGCCGATGATGCGCAGCTCGCCAACTGGCAATCGCAGATGACGCGCATCGCCGCTGATGAGCCGCCCGTGCTGCGGGCGCTTGATTCCAAGGCCTATAACGACGCCATTGGCGCCACCGAACTGTTCGATACATCCGAACGGCTCTACATTCCGTGGACGCATCGCGTGCTTGGCCAGATCTGGTCTTATGACGGATGCGACTACAAGAAGTTGAGCGAGCTTCCGGCCACGCACAAGGCGCATCGCGTTCCCTTGAGCTTCGCTCCGGTCGAAGATACGACGCAAACGGCTGTCTGATTTTATCATCTGCACCACATCTCCTTTCCTGTTTTCTTGACCGGAGCCGGGCGGCGCGCAGGATTGGGGCCAATTGCGCCGCCCGGCGGCCATCCGCTCTTGCCGCCGGCGGGGCGGCAAGGGGTGGATTTCGGGCGGGCCGCACGGCGCTTGGGAGGAAAGCCGCGCGGCCCTTCGACAGGCTTGGAAGGAGGTAAGCGGTGTCGATGGCGTTAGTATTAGCGGTAATTAAACCGCTTGGCAATACGGCGCGGTAAAAAAACCGCCGACTGTTAGCAGCGGCGGTTCCGTCGTTGATTCGTGGCGCGGTTGATCAGAGGATGAAATCGGACGCTGTGAGCTGGCTGGACTTCACGCCCTCAAGAATGAGGGTGTCCTTGCCGTCGACGATCCATGTGTCGTCGCCGTGGGCCTTGATGTAGAAGAATTCGATGTTATCGAATGACGTGAATATCGTGAAGTCGGTAAGATCAATCCAGTCGGCGTTGCCTCTCACCTGAAAATCGGTGACGATGTCTCGCCCGTCACCTTCAGCAAAGTGAAATACATCCCGGCCTTTCCCGCCGGCGAGGATATCAGCGCCAGCGCCGCCATAAAGATGGTCGTTTCCTGCGAGGCCAGAGAGCTTATCTTTCCCGCCATCCCCAAAAATCGCCTCGCTCTTGAATGTGCCGGTGAGCGTGTCATTTTTCTTCGTGCCGATGATATCGTCGCCGAGTTCATAGACGTCCAAAATATTGATCGACATCGTCTGGAGTGATGTCTGCCCTAGCTCATCGGTCGCCGAGATCGTTATTTTGTACGTTGATTGTTTCTCGTAATCGAATTTTGTGGTGGCGGAAATGCGGTCGCCATCAAGTTTGAACCTTCCGTTCGCCGAGTCGACCAACGAAAACGATATGTCGCCACCCTCCGGATCCGTCGCCGACACCTCAGCGAATGAAGAGCCGGGCTTTTCATTTTCATTGATATCGTACTTGTTGAGGGCGATGTTTCGAGGGCGATAATTGAGTGTCGTGCCATCGCCGTCATCGACATCCCATACCCCGTTAGAGAACTGCAAATGCTCAACGAAGCGGAATTCATCCTTTCCGTCAGGCTTGCCGTCGCGTAGATCGCTTGTCTTTACGGTGAAAAAATAAACACCATTGATGATCGATTTCGAAATCGAAACGGCGTAATCATAGCTGGAGCCGGTCAATACTGCCGTGTCCGTCCCTTCCCCGCCAAGAACAAGGTCGTTGCCGCCGCCTGGGGTGAAATAGTCATCCGCAGCGCTGCCGTACAGTGTTTCGGAATTTCCGGTGCCGGGGATATCATTCGCCATGGTTTGCCTCCCTGATTAAACCTGGGCGAGCGCGACAATGCCAGACCGCACAGCAAGAAAGCAACCGCAAATATGTGAGCCGCCTTGTCATTCCCGCGTGACGGAAAACACAACGCGACCGATAATGCGAATGGTGTCGCCATCGCTTGCGCCGTCTTCAATCGAAATCGGCGACTGGTAGCGAGGATCGTCAGATTCCGGCAGCAGCCACGGCTTGCCCTCCTCATCAACGAAAAGTGTCTTCACCGTGTGCTCACACTCGCCGCCCGGCTTGCAGCGCTCAACTATATATCGCTTTCCGGGCACAGGCTCTTCATGCGTCTCAGACACATCCGCGAAGATAAGGACTGTGCGCTCTGGATACCGGCGGTTCATAGAGGGGCCACGAGTTTCTGCGCCGAAAAGTTTCACATGGGCGTAAAGTTTATCATTCGGAACGTAGACGGGGTATTGATCGTCTTCGGGCCATTCCCATGATTCAGACCATTGGCCGGCTTGCACATGGGCCGCCACAACAACGCGCCTGAAGTCGCCTTCCGGCTCGAAAACCTCTTGATCGCCGACGCCGTTCAAGAGCCAGGATGTCGTCGTCTTCAAGACGGGAGCGAGTTTGTCGAGCGTGATGGTGGAGACACCCACTCGCTTGCCGCTCTTGACGCTGCGTTGAATATTACGAATTGCATCCTTGCTGAGACCCGCTTTTTGCGAGGCAGAGGCGGCAGATATGCCGAGCGCGTCGAGGCGCTCTTCAATGCGGCTAAGTACTTCTATCATGGCGGTATTATTACCGTTTATGGAAATGTGAGTAAGCGGTAAAATAACCGTTGACGATGGCGGTTATTTAACCGATATTGCCGCTCATGTTAGAGATCAGCCAACTTCTCACACTTGCCGATGAATATGCGCGGCTTTGCGTGGTCGAGGAAAAGACCGTGAGCAGCCGCGTGTTTGATGATGGCAAAAAGCTGCGCGCACTTCGCGGCGGCTCCGACATTACCGTTGGTCGCTTTAATGCGGCCATGCAGTGGTTTTCCGACAACTGGCCTGAGGGCGCTGACTGGCCTGCCAGCGTGGCGCGGCCTGCGCCGCGCGCGCTGGAGGCCGCGGAATGAAACAGGAGAGAGACGATGCCGGAATGGGTGCTGCATGCCGCGATGGCGGTGAAACATTCGCGTATGGACTGGTTGGGTCTTTCCAACCTGATCTTGATTTCTTCCGCCCCGCCCTTGATGCTCGCGGCGATGACGAATTTTGGATTGTGGATGCTGACGGACTGGCGACTGTTCGAGTGGCTTCTGCGCCTTGCGCTCGGCGTCGCGGCGATCAGCGTTTACTGTGCGTTTCTGTGCACCAACATGTGGCTGATGAACTGCCTCGGGATTGTTTCGTCGCTGAACGCATATGCGACCTGGATCGCGGGGTAACGGCGGCTGCGGAACAGCCGGATGCGCGCGGGGAGCATGAACAGGGCGACGGTATGCCGCGTCGCCGCGACCTGTACGCCGGGCCCGGCGGGCGGACTGATCGCCGCATCGAGCGGCAGGGTCTTTTGGGCCTGATTCTGCGGGAGCGGGTTCTGCGGGCGGCGTCCGCCATATCCGTCGGTCAGCATATACTTTTCCTGCGCAAGGAGCGCGCCCCGGACTGCGGAGACGCTCAAAAGACGCAATTGCGCATCGGCGCGATTGTGGACCGTGACGCTCAGAGCGATCCATTGCGGCTGGCCTTCTATCGGCGTCTCGACAACCTCCAGTATGGGAAGCTTTCGCGCATTGGCAGCCTCGGCGGCGCGCGCCTGACGGCGGGCATAGCAGGCCGACAAGAGCGCGCCGATGGCCGAGAGAGCGGACAGTCCGGCTGTGATGTTCGCCAGCGCCGTGTCCGGGTTGGAAAAGACGGCTGCAAGACACTCCTCCATTCTCTTTCTCCTGTGTGGGTTGCATCCGCAGGAGACCATGCGCGCCGCCGGCTGTCCAGCGGGCGGCGGCGCGCCTTTGCACAGAAAGGCGCAATCCATGGATAGACGTTTTGACATGGGCGATTTCCGTGAGGTCGCCACCACCGGTCAATTTGGCCAATGGCTCGAAGGCAAGGATGTGCTCGACGGCTGGAGGCGCATCGGCGCGTTTCGCGATGCGCGCGGCGTTTACCTGGTGAGCGTCGAGCCGCTGATGCTGCACGGTCGGCCCGTGCGATTTGCGGACGACGCCCGGAGCGGCGAGGCCTCGACATGAACAGGTTGCCTTCTCGCCGTTACCATTCCCTCGGCGGCGAGCGCCTGCCCCCAGCCATTGCAGCGTTAGGCGGACCTTCCGCCAGAGCTGGCGGACCTTCCGATGGCTGGGGGCTTTTTTACTGCTCATGTCGCGGCTCTCCTTACGTGAGTTGATGGCGGCATAAATCCCGGCCTCGCGGGGAAAAGCGAGGAATCACGGCAGACGGTTTTTTCCTTGACCTTGGCGCAGGGGGTTTTCGTGCATTCTATCAGGACCATTTCCGATGAAGAGCGCCGGGCGCTCAAGGGCATGACGGCGGCGGCGCTGAAATTCGTGGGGCTCTCCGCCTTTCAGTTTCTGACCCGCGTGAAAGTGTCGGCGCTGTCGAAATACGGCTCCGCCGGCGAAGAGCATCGCGACGATTTCATCCCTGTTGACGTAGCTGTCGAGGCGGACCGGGCCTGCGGCGAGCCGCTGATCATCGGCGAGGCGGCGCGCATGCTCGGCTATCGGCTGGTGAAGGATGACGGCGCTGAAGACAGTGTCTCGCCGGCGCAGGTGGTGGCGCTCGGCGCGCAGGCCAGCCGGACGATCGAGGCGGCGTATCGGGCGGTCGAAGATCTGCGCATCGACGCGCGCGAGCGGGCGGAGCTGACGCCGATGCTGATCGAGCTGCAGCGCAAGACGGCGGATATGCTGAGCCGCGTGGCGGGAGGGGCGCGATGAGCAGCCTGGCCCTGGAGCGCGCGCGCGCCAAAAATCGCAAAATTCCCGACGACGAGGTGATCTACGCCGCCATCAAGGCCGGGCACGATCATTTCGAGATTGCCGCAGCGCATGGCGGCGAACCGGGGCTCATTCGCATGCATATCAAGCGCAAGGGATGGGACAAGGGCGCGCCGCTCGAACTGGGGATGCGGGTGTGGCCATCGGATGCGCAATTCTCCGCATGGATCGATGAGGGGTTGAGCCATTTCGACATGGCCGGGGCGACCGGATTTCACTGCGACACGATCCGTCAGCGCCTGAAAATGCGCGGGCTTTGGGAGGCCTATCAAGCCAAACAAAGCGCGATCAAGGCTATCGCGCGCCCATCGCGCAGCCAGCGGCGACCGGAAAATGACGGCAGGCGCGTGGTGCTGGACGGGATCACCAGACCTGACGGGACGCGGATCGCGGCGACGGTGTCGCTGCCGCGCGTGAGCATGATTGCGGGCTGGAAAGGCAAGCCGGACTGGCGGGACGGCGAGGGGGCGGGGGTATGAATGCGCTCACGCCACTGGATAGTTCCGGCACCATTACGCTCGTCGACATGGATAGTTCCGGCATCGTCGCGCTCATCGACCGGGCGCGAAGCCTTTTTGACGAGGGCGATGTGATGAATGCGCGGCTGATGGCTGGCGCTGCCTATGACCAGGCGGCGCAGGCGGTGAAGCTGGCGGAAAAGGTGCAGGCTTCAGAACGGCTGCTGGAGAAATCGCGGCGGATGCATGCGGACGCCTTGATTATAGAGTCCCAGTGCAAGATCCGGATTGCCGAACTTTGGAATGCCGCGAAGGCTGAAGGGAAAGTCTCGCCAGGTGGGCGCCCAAAGGCCGGGAAACAACGCCTTCCTACGGCGGTGGATTTTGGGGCCACTCGCAAGGAGTTGCATGAATTCAACATCATCCGCAGCGCGGAAGAGAGATCGCCGGGCCTGATCTCTAGACTGGTCAGTGAACGGCTCAAAATGAGGCTTGCCCCAAGCAGGGCGGATATTGTCAGAGCGGCAAAAAGCTGCGCCTCACAGGCTAAAAATAACCCATTTACCGGCCTGAAGTTACGCTCTGGCGAGAGGATCGCCGAATTGTCGTGGCGAGAAATTGAGCGTGTTTTGAAAGATCACGAAGAGGACATTAAGCTTCTTCGGCGTGTGATGGCGATCGGAGTTCCCGCCTCAGAAGAAGTCAAGGTTCGCGAGATCATCAGCGCCGACAAGCTACGCGAGATCGTTGGCGAGGTGCGCCGATGAACGCGCCAGCCATTGTGACCAACCAAGATTTCATTGCCAAGCAAGACGATATCGAATGCGCCATTCGCGAAGTGCAGCGCCTGTTCGACGACGGCGATCTGGCGCGCGCGCGGCACTTGGCGCGTCGGGTTTACAACGAGGCGGTTCAAGCGTCGGACCTGGCGAACAAGGCCAAAGTATCCGAAGAGCTGCGGGCAAAGGCGCGGCTGTTGCGGGCCAATGCCGTGCGGATCGAATCTCTCTGCACGATCTCGATTGCCGACTATGTCGACGATGCGCAGGCCAAAGGGATGATGCCGAAAAAGGGTAGGCCGAATAATATTTCCGTTGGAAATATTTTCACGCTGGACGATCTCGGCATGTCGCCGAAACAGCTGCATGAGGCGCGCGCGCTGCGCGACCATGTGCGCACACAGCCGGGCTTTATCGATGCGGTTATCCAGACGCAGCTTGACCAAGGGCTGGAGCCGTCACGCGCCGCCGTAAAGCATGCGATCGGCACCAAAACCGCCAGCAAGGAGGATCGCGGCGACAATCTTTACCAGACGCCGATCGAGGGCATTCGCACGCTGATGGCGCGTGAGCGGTTTTTGCCCATCGTGCTGGAGCCTTCCTGCGGGCGCGGGGCGATTTCCGGGCCGATGGGGGAGGCGGGGTATGACGTCATCCTCTCCGATCTCAATGATTACGCGACAGCGGACAGGCATGGCGAGCTGCAGCATGTGGCGGATTTCCTCAGCCTGACGCGCGACCAGGTGCTGGGCTGGACAGGGGGCGACGACTTCGACCTGGTGACCAATCCGCCCTATGGCGATGTGCTCAACGGCTATATCGCGCATGCGCTGAAGCGCATCAAGCCGCGCAAGATGGCGCTGCTGCTCAACCTGAATTTCCTGTGCGGCCATACGAGCGAGGACCGCAAGCTGGCGCGGGAGACGGCGAGCCGGATCATCGTGCATGTGCGGCGCCTGCCGATGATGCATCGCGACGGCTGGGAGGGCAAAGAGGCCACCAGCCAGATGAACACGATGTGGCTGATCTGGGAGCGCGACGCGGAGGGCGGCTATAGCGGGCCTGCCGTGACCGAATATGCCGATTATGAGGACTATGCCTCCGGGCCGGTGATGTCGCCGCTCGGCTGGGCGGATGTCGTGAGGGCCGGCGAGATCCCGATCGAGGAGGATGACGAGGATTTCACGCGTGAGACGCCGCGCGTGGCGATGGAGGACCGTGTGGCGGAGTTTCGTGCGGCCGCTGAGGCTTTCGTCGCGGCGCGCGACAGCGTGACGATGGTGGAGCTGCGCAAGGCATTGAGCGTGCGGCAGCTGCTTGCCGAGGCGCTGATTGCCGATCTCATCGAACGCGGTTTGATTTTAACGCCTGACGGCGATGGGTGGTGTTTGCGCGCCTTGCCTGGCGGCATTCAGCCGTACCCGGCGCAGGTCGACGACGAAGGCTATGCGCAAGCGCTGGTGCTGGTGCGCAAGACGGGCAAGGCGAGCGCGGCGATGCTGCAAAAGGCCATGCAGATCCGCTGGTATACGGCCAATGCGCATGTGGAGCGGATGGAGCGCGACGGCGTGGTGAGCGCCAAGAATGCGGCCGGGCGGCGGCAGGTGCTGGCATGAGCGCGGCGCTGCCAATCATCGACGAACTCAACGACATGGGCGCGCGGATGACCGTGGCGGCCTGGCTGCAGCGCTGCCCGCTCGGGTTGATCGCCCTGCATCACGACAAGATCCGCAAGCTGCTGATCAAGAAGGGCTTTGCCGAGGCGGTGACATGCCTGGAGGCGGAGCTGGCGCTGTCCATGAGCGTGCGCGCGCCGGACGGGACATTTCAACAGGGGCCGAATTTCAGCGCGCATCTGGCGCGGGGGGAAATGCGGATTGCGGCCAAGGGGCCGGAGAGGGACGGGGGGCTGGCATGAGCCAAGTCAGATTTTCAGTGATCCCCGCTTGGGTGGTGACGGATCCGCGCCTGAAAGGGCGGGATTTGCAGGTGCTGTGCCTGCTGGGCCGCCATACCGATCGCGGCGGATGGTGCCGGCGCAGCCAGGTGAAGATGGCCGGTGAAATGGGCGTGGCGCGCTCTACGGTGCAGGCGTCGCTCGATCGGCTGTATGGTCTCGGCGTCGTAGAGAAACATCAGCAGCAAAGCGCCGATGGCCGCGACAGCGCGCATTGGTATCGCGTCATTCTTGACCAGCCGCCGCCGGCGGGCTTTGCATTTGCTGCATGGCTGAATGAGGACGGTGAGAATGATATTTCCGAGACTGAGGACGTTGCCGAAAATGCTGGCTCCACCCCTGCCGATATATCGGCAGGGGGTGCCGGTCCAGAGCTGGCACCCCCTGCCGGCTCTGGACCGGCACCTATTAACGTCCCCTCTTTAACGCCCCCTGATCAACGAAAAGAGAGAGAGGGCGCGAGCGCGAGGTCTGGAGGAGCGAGAGCAGAGACGGCTGTGGATGACGAGGGCGACGACGAGGCGCGGCTCTTGCGCCGGGTGAAGGCGATGGAAGTTGGGCGCGGCGGCGGACAGGCCTGGCCGGGATGCATCGGATCATCGACGAGTTGGGCGGCGGGACATTTCGCCAAGCTGACGCCTGAGGAGCGGCGGACGGCCGAAGAACGGCGCGACGCCTATCTGGCGCTCTGTGCTGCGCAGAAGGTGAAGCCGGTGGCGCTGGGCGTGTATTTCCGCGACCGGAAATGGGAGGGCGTGGCGGATGCGACGATTGCAGCGCGGGCCGCGTCGCGCATCAAGGCCGCGCCGTTCGGGCCTGTGTGGGCAGGCATGAAGGCGCTGGCGCTGGCGGCGGGGCCGAAGCGGATCGAGCTTCCTGATGATGTGCAACGCGAGGTGACGGCGGCCTATGAGGCGTTTGCGTCGCGCTCAGCGACGACAGCGAGCCGCTATCTGATCAGCAAAGGCCTGCGGGTTGAGGGCGGCAGGCTGGTGTTTCCGGCTGATTTTCGCGAGCGGGAGATTGCGCGGCGGGTGACGAGCCAAGGATATCCCGAGGTGAACCATCTGCATGACGAGGCGGGAAAGCGCGAGGCCGTGGTGTGTGAGGCGCGGTTTGCGGGGCTCAAGGATCTCTGCGAGCCGGTTCCTGTCGGCTCGGCGCTCTATGAAGCGTGGCGGGCTGAGCATGAGCGGCGCGGCTGGCCTTGGCATCCGGACCCCGGCGGCATGCGGGTGGTGTATTTCCCCAAAGGCGGGCCGGAGGGATTTGACGCTTGGTCTGAGGCGGCGAAGTCGGCGGTGGATGGAGGCGAGGGATGCTGATGATGGCGCATATCCAGATCGACAAGGGCTTCGACATCCGCGCCATCAAGGACAGAATGACTGCTGAGGAGGCGACGATTGCGGTGTCGCGGATCGCCATGGCGAGCGAGACGGTGGCGGAGGAGTGCGACAGGCGGGTGTGGATCTGCCTGCATGTGCGCGCCGGTCGCGAGAAGATTGTGGAAAACCTCCTGATCAAGGCAGGCGTGAAGGCGCTCTCGCCGCGCTATGAACCAGAGGAAGTGGTGCGTCGCGGACGTAAGATCATCAAGCCTGGCGGGCCGATGTTGCCGGGTTATGTGATGGTGCATTGCGGGTATTTGTGGCAGGCGTTCGCCGGGCTTGAGGCGATCGAGCATGTGCATGGCGTGGTGGGCGGCGTGATGAAGCCGCTTGTGGTGAGTGAGAGAAGCCTGAATGATTTCATTGATTTGGCGGCTAAATCCGCCAAGGCGAAAGAGACGCCTTTGAACGGGTGGATGGTGGGCGAGACGGCGCGGATCAAGGCCGGGCCTTTCGTTTCTTTCGAGTGCAACATTGTGACGCTGACCAAGAAGAAGGCGGAGGTGGAGGTCAGTATTTTTGGCCGTGCGAACAAGATGACATTGCCGCTTGCGACTCTCGAAAAACTGTGAGAGTCATTTGTCACTAGGACGAGTTGAGATCCCTGTGCATCCTTTGACGCCATGGCAGGACCATGGCGGAGCGAGGCGAAAGCCTCCAGGCGGGTAGCCGGTCAACCCCTTTCCTGAGCCCCTCGGATGAGGGCAGCGATTCAGGGACAGTGCGTAAGCTATGAGATGATGACAGATGAGCCGGCGGAGACGCCGGCTTTTGTGTGTTTAGAGTATGGTTCTCAAGTCTCTGCCTCCGCGCCTTGGCCCTGATCGTTCGCGCTCTGGCGGAAACTCAAGACAAGAGGCGGAAGCCGAGCGCTTGAGAGAGCGCGACCGTTCGGTCAAATGGCGCGGTTGGTATAAGACCGAGAGATGGCGCAGGCTGCGCGAAGAGGTGCTTATCCGTGATGGATACATCTGCCAACAAACGGGCGTGATCTGCTCGGGCAAGTATCCTGCGCGGAACAGTCCCGTCGCTGACCACAAAGAGCCGCATCGTGGCGATGAGGCGTTGTTCTGGGATATCAACAATATCCAGACCGTCAGTAAGGAATATCACGACACGGTCAAGCAGAAGCAGGAGCGCGCCCAACCGCGCGGCATTCTCGACTTCTGATCAAAGGGAGGGGGAGGGTCGAAACCTCAGACCCCTCATCCTATGGACCCGCGTCCCCCACATTCAGAGATTTTTTCCTGTGGTGAGCGAAATTTCTTCGGAGGCCAAGATCTTCGACCTCTTTGGAAAAGAGGTTGAGCCGATCCGTGACCGGCGTGGTCGTCCGTCGTTTAAGAAAGACAAGGCGAATCAAGACTTTGTCATGGTGCGCGTTGCTGCGGGCTGGACGCATAAGCGCATTTCCGAAGACATGGGCATCGACGAAAAGACTTTGCGCAAACATTTTTCCCGTGAGCTGGAAATGGGGGCGGTCTTTGTGGATGGGCTTATCCTTGATGTCCTTATGAAGCGTGTTCGTGATGGACATACGCCTTCGATCAAAGAACTGCGGGCAAGGCTGCAAGAGGCTGGGCCGCAAGCGCCTCGCAATCGGCCTGGTCATGGCAAGAATGAAGCCGATGACGAAAGCGAAGAGGACGCCGATGTCGCTGAAGTCGCCGCGCCGGTTGGTAAAAAGGAGCAGCGCATTCAGGACGCGCAGATGATCCCCGAAGATTACGGCGATATCTTCGAGCGCATGAACAGGCGGCATTGATGAGCGGGGTTTCCTTTGCTTGTCCAGACTGGTTTGACCGGCTCAAGGATGGACGGACGCCTATCCCTGATCTTCCGCTCGATCCGGTTCTCGCTGATTGCGCTGTGGCGTTGTTCAACAAATTGCGAGTGCCCGATATTCGCGGCATGCCGACGATGGAGGAGGTCGCCGGTGAATGGATGCGTGACATCGTTCGCGCAGCATTCGGCTCCATAGACGCTGTCACCGGAAAGCGGTTTGTCGGCGAGGTCTTTAACCTGGTGCCGAAAAAGAACGGCAAGACGACAAACGCGGCAGCTCTCGGGTTGATTGCGTTGATGATGAACCGGCGCCCGAACATAGACGGGATGATTGTTGGGCCGACGCAGGAAGTGGCGCAAAAATGCTTTGAGCAGGCAAGCGCCATGATCGCCGCCGACGAATATCTGAACCGGCGTTTTCGCGTTATCGAGCATAAAAAGACAATACTGGATTTGCATGTGGATCCCGAAACCGGCGTTCGCATGAATGCGAAGCTCAAGATCAAGAGCTTTGATCCAAAAGTGGTGACTGGCTCCATTCCTGCCTTCGCCATTCTCGATGAGCTGCATGTCATGGCGCATGCGAGCTTTGCCAGCCGCGTCATCGGGCAGATCCGGGGTGGGATGATCACGAATGAAGAAAGCCTTCTGATCATCATCACGACGCAATCCGAGGTGCCGCCGTTCGGTGTTTTCAAAGATGAACTGAATTATGCGCGGGGCGTTCGCGATGGCAGGATCACCCAAGACGTTCGCATGTTGCCGATCCTCTATGAATTCCCCGAGGCCATGCAGATATCGCGCGACAAGCCCTGGCGCGATCCGGCGAACTGGCCGTTGGTGCTGCCGAATCTAGGACGATCGGTAACGGTTGATCGCCTTCGCTCGGAATGGAACACCGCGCAGGAAAAAGGTGAGTCGAGCGCGCGTGAGTGGGCCTCGCAGCATCTCAATGTCCAGATCGGACTAGCGCTGCATTCTGATCGCTGGATCGGAGCGGATTATTGGGAGGCGGCGGCGGATCGGCGCATCACACTCGACTATATCAAGCAAAACTCCGATGTTGTCGTTGTGGGCGGGGATGTCGGAGGTCTTGAGGATCTTTGGGGGCTTGCTGTTCTTGGCCGGCATAAGGTCACGCGCCACTGGATGCTTTGGGTGAAGGCTTGGTGCCAGCCGATCGTTCTTGAGCGGCACAAGGAGATTGCCGAAAAGCTGCGGGGGTTTGAGGCTGATGGCGATCTCGTCATTTGCGACCGCGTCACGCAGGACGCCGAGGAGGCCGCCGCCATCATTGTTGATCTTCGTGATTGCGGCCTCCTGCCGAACGAGGGCGGCATTGGGCTCGACCCTGCTGGCGTTCCCGCGTTGCTCGAAGAGTTGGCGCTTTATGGAGTTGGGTCGCCTTGCACGGCGTCTGTCAGCCAGGGTTACCGGCTTTCTGCGGCAATCTTCGGCACGGAACGGAAGCTGGCCGATGGAACTTTTAAGCATTGCGGATCTCCTTTGCTGCTTGATTGCGTTGGCAACGTCATGGCTGAAGCGCGGGGGCAGAACATCTATCTGCAGAAGCGTTCGGCTTCTGCAAAGATTGACCCGCTGATGGCGGGATTCAACGCCGTCGAGATGATGAGCCGGAACCCGGACGCCGCAGTCGCTGCGACATCGCCCTGGGATGACCCCAATTTTTCGCTGTTAGGATCGCTCAATGGGTAAGACCAAGGCCGCCAGGCGTGAACAGCGTAGCGCCACGATAGAGAACCCGACAGTTCCCGTGAGCGCCGAGAATTTCATGGCGTTTTTCGGGATCGCGACTGCGGATCTACCGCATGTGACGGTTGACTCTGCGCTGTCTGTTCCGGCTGTGCTGGCAGCGGTCACTTTTCTTTCTCGCACGTTGGCGGCCCTGCCGAAGCGTGTGAAGCGCGAAGCAAAAGATGGAGAGGAACTCGTCGGGGGACGTATCCAGGCGCTGGTCGATGATGCGCCAAACGACGAAGAGGGCGCATTCAAATTCTGGCAGTATTTTTGGCAGCAGGTGTTTACTGGCGGACGGGGATTGGCCTGGATCGAGAGAAGCGGCAATACCGTTCTCAATCTTTGGGCGCTTGACCCAAATCGAACAACGATTTCCCGCATTGGCGGAAAGCTCCGTTATAGCTGTGACGGTGTGACCTACGATGCCTCGGAAGTCATCGATATTCCGTTCATGCTCCGCCATGACCGCACGTTGCACTATGGTCCGATCGGGCGTGCCGCAAAAGCTATTCAGCTTGCTCTTGCGATGAACGATTATGGGTCGAACTTCTTCGCCGGCGGCGGTGTTCCACCGCTTTCGCTTGAAGGGCCTTTGCCTGCGGGCGGCGATGCTCTTAAGCGCGCGCAGTCGGATATCAGGCGCTCGATCGATGCGGCCAAGAGCAGCAACGACCCGGTGTTTCCGATTCCGGCTGGCTACAAGCTCAACCCTGTGGGCTTCGATCCGGCCAAGGGGCAGATGGTCGAAGCGAGGCTATTTCAGATTCAGGAAATCGCGCGTGCATGGCAGATCCCGCCCAACTTCCTACAGGATCTCAGCAAGGCGACGTTTGCTAATGTCGAGCAGGGCGATCTCTATCTGGTGAAGCATCTGATCGGGCAATGGGCGCAGGCGGCTGAAGACGAACTTAGCCTCAAACTGTTTGGCCGGTTTTCGAACCGCTATGTCGAGCACGATCTCGATGGATTGATGCGCGGTGACTTCCTGTCGCGCATGAATGGTCTTGCCCAAGCAATCCAGACCGCGCAGCTGACACCAAATGAGGCGCGCGCCGCGAATGGCCGGTCGCGGCATTCAAACCCGAAGGCAAACGATCTCTTGATTCAGGGGGCGACGGTTCCGCTCGGGACATCGTCACCGTCTGGCGGCGGCAATCCGCTGGGCGCCGATTCAAACGCAAATGGTGGGGATGGCAATGTCAGCCAATGAGATCGAACATCGCAGCGTTGTAATTCCCGTCGAGTATAGGGACGCTGATGGCGAGAAATCTATGGCCGTGGCTGGCTATGCTGCTGTCTTCGGTCAGAAGGCGCAGATCTGCGCTGATTTTGTCGAAGTTTTTGCGCGGGGCGCGTTTCAGAATTCTTTGCGTTCGGCTGATGTCAGAGCTTATTTCGGCCATGATCGCTCTCGCGTCCTGGGTCGCGCTAAGGCGCGGACGTTGCGCGTCAAGGAGGACAGTAAGGGCCTCGCTGTAGAAATTGATCTGCCTGATACAACGGATGGACGCGACGCGCGCACGCTAATTGCGCGCGGCGATATCTCCGGTATGTCGATCGGTTTTCGGACTGTTCGCGACGAGTGGGATATGTCGCAACAGCCGGCGCTCCGCACCATCCACGAAGCGACATTGCTCGAAGTCTCCATTGTGTCCGAGCCGGCCTATGACGGCACGTCCATCGCTCTCCGCTCGCTCGACGCTGCTCGCAGTGAGCAGCGGCAGAAGAATTTCAGCGCCGCCGCGCGTCGCGTCGGTATGAAAATTTCCCTCGACCTGACCACCAGGCTGAGGAGTAAAGCCTAGGCTCCCGCCGAAGCCCAATCCCTTCAACCCATCGAAAGGAAATGCGATGTCTGTTCGCATCAAGGAACTGCGGGAAAAGCAGGCGACCCATGTCGCCGAAGCCCGCGAACGTCTGGATCAGATCGGCAAGACCACCGACGAGGCCCGCGCCAAGGAGCTCGAAACTCAGCATGACGCCGCCATGGCGGAATATGACCGGCTGGAAAAGCTGATCGAGCGCGAAGAGCGCTTCGCCGTGATCGAGAAAAGCGTCGCTGAACGCGAAGAGGAAAGCCGCGCCGCGCGCCGGCCTGGCTCGAAAGCGAGCATCGAAGGGCGCGGCACCGACGAGGGCGAGAGCAAGCTCGAATATCGCTCCGTGTTTCACAAATTTCTGCGCGAGGGCGCCGATATCAGCGCTATGAGCACCGAAGAGCGTGCAGTGCTCAAATCCGGCATCGACGAGCGGGCGGCTGTCGAATTGCGCGCGCAGACTGCTGGCACCACGACCGCCGGCGGCTTCACCGTGCCGACTGAGCTGGACGCCAACATCATCCGGTCGATGAAGGCCTGGGGGCCGATGTATGACGAGGACATCTGCACGACAATTTCGACGGCGTCTGGCTCGGCGCTCAAGCTCCCGACGGTCGATGATACGGCGGTGACTGCGGTGTCGCACACCGAAGCAACGGCGCTAACCGATACCGGCGCAAAGGATGTCACTTTCGGCCAAAAGTCTCTCGACGCGTATGTGTTCGACACGCAGTTCGTGCGCTGGTCGATGGAGCTGTCGCAGGACTCGATCATCAATGTCGAGGCGCTGCTGGCCTCGCTCCTGGCCGAACGCCTTGGTCGCATTGCCAATAGCCAGTTGACGATCGGATCTGGCTCAAGTGCGCCGAATGGCGTCGTCACCGCTGCTACCCTCGGCAAGACGGCGGCAGCGACCGGGGCGATCACCTGGGATGAAATCATCGATCTCGAGCACTCTGTCGACCCCGCCTATCGGACTTCGCCGAAGGCCCGCTACATGTTCAACGATTCTACGCTGCAGGCTTGCCGGAAGCTCAAGGATGGCCAAGGCAATTATCTCTGGCAGATGGGCGATGTGCAGAAGGGCGTTCCGGGCTCGTTCAATGGTCGGCCCTACAGCATCAATCAGGCGATGGCGCCGATCGCCACCGGCGCCAAAACCGTGCTGTTTGGCGACTTCGGCAAATATTTCGTTCGCAAGGTCGGTGGCATCACCATCGGCGTGTTGCGCGAGCGCTTCTGGCCGGATCTCGGTATTGCCGGCTTGATCCGCTTCGACGGCGAATTGGGCGACAGCGCCGCCATCAAGTATTTGCAGCAGGCCTGAGATTGGCTTGTATCGGCGGGCGCTGTCTGCGCCCGCTTCACAAACCAATGGAGTGGATCATGAAAATCAAGATGCTTGAAAGCATGGCGGGCGTCGGATTTGCGCTCGCGATCGGTGAAGAGACTGATCGGTTTGGCGACGAAGAGGCCAAGCGGATCATCAAGGCCGGCTTTGCCGAAAAGGCAGCTCCCCCTGTTGTCAAGAAGCCGGCAACCAAGGCGGAATGGGATGCAGAGCGCGAAACGCTGCTTGCCGATCGCGCCAGCGAACAGGAGGAGCTTGCCATGCTTAAGGAGCAGCAGGCGGCTCTTCAGGCTCGCCTTGATCAACTGGAGGGCTTCCACGCTTCGGTGATCGCGTCGCTTCCGGCGACGGCGGGCGTCGAAACGACCGAAGCCGCTGCTGCTCCCGAGATCCGCTGATGGCCTGGTTGGCGGCAAAGGTTACCACACCGCCAAGCGGCGAGCCGGTGTCATTGGCGCAGGTTCGGCAGCGGCTGCGCATCGACGCGACCGACGATGATAATGATATCGAGAGCATGATCCGCGAGGCGCGAGATCATGTGGAGCGGTATTGTAACCTCCGGCTTTCGCCGCAGGTGATGGAATTGCAGTGCGATAGCTTTGGCGATTTCAACAGGATCTCCGTCAGTCCTATCCGCGGTCTTGGGGCAATTTCTTACATCGACGCCACGGGATTAGAGCAGACGCTCTCCAGCGATGTCTATGAGTTGATCTCGCCGATGGATCTTGAATTTGCCATCACGCTCCGCAGGCTGCGGGCGTGGCCGCAAATTGAGTCAGGGTCGCGGATCACAGTTGTTGTGAATGCCGGATTTAGCGACGTGCCGCCCGCCATTCGTTCGGCAATTTATCTTCATGTAGCCGCTGGATTCGAGAAGCGAGAGGATGCACCCGATCAGGGTGCGACAACCTTTGATCGTCTTCTCTCAAATTTTCGGCGCAGCTTTTGACGCTGTGGCGCGGGTTCGGTTCCTTGAGGATTTTGATTACCGACCGTCCGCGTTTTGCGGGCGGGTGGATATTGCGTATCTGGCCGGGATGGAATTGCCGGTGAAGCGCGAATGTGCGGATGCCGCGATTGCGGCGGGCAAGGCTGTCGAGATCAAGGGGCATCGACGCGATGAGCGGAAAGACTGGCGGCGGGGCGTTGAATGAGCGGGTGACGCTGTCGCGGCCTGTCGCTCAAGAGAATGACTATGGCGGCTCTGTGGATGGCTTTGAGACCGTGACGACGGTCGCGGCCAAATTCACGCCGATGCGCGGCGGCGAGACGCTGATTGCGGCGCGGCTGACGGGGCGGTCGGTGGTGGTGGCGCGCATCCGCGCATCGACCTTGACGCGGCAGGCGCGGCCTGACTGGCGGTTGACCGACGCGCGCGCTGCGACAGTCTATAACATCCGTGATGTTATCTTGTCTGACGATCGCGCCTATCTCGATCTGCTGTGCGAAAGCGGGGTTGCGTCATGAGCATGAAGATCAAGAACCGCGACCGGCTGATCCGCAAACTGGCGATGATTCCGCAGGTCGTGCGCGATGAGCTGACCAAAGCGCTCGACAAGTCTGGCAAGGAAATGAGCGACCTGGCGCAGCGGTTTGCCCCTGTCGACAGCGGCGCGCTCAAGGCCTCGATCGGTTACCAGTTCGGCGACTATGCGGCCGACAACGCCAATGTGCGCGGGGTCAATTCCGGCGGTGGCGGCCATGATCTGGCGGTGACCGTTCATGCCGGATCGAAAGACGCATGGTATGCCTCGCTCGTCGAATTCGGCACATCGTCGCATGAAATCACGGCAAAGAATTCGGCAGTGCTGGCCGATGGCGTCAAGATCTATGGACGCAAGGTCAAGCATCCCGGCTCCAATGCGCAGCCGTTCTTTTTCCCCGCCTATCGGCTTACCAAAAAGCGGGCCAAGGGCCGGCTAAAGCGGGCCATGTCGGCAGGCTGCAAAAAAGCGGTGCAGGGATGATCGGGCCTGAATTTCAGAAGGTGGTGCGTCTGGCGCTCGTCGCTGGCGATGTATGCGGCGGGCGCGTTCATGACCGCGTGCCGAGCACTGCCGTGTTTCCCTATGGGCAACTCGGCGAAGAGCAGGTGATCGACGACGGCAATTCCTGCGGCGATGCATGGGAGGTCTATCTTGACCTGCATTTGTGGTCGCGGCCTGACGACGGCTCCAAGCGTGAGCTGAAGGACCAGGCCAAGGCTGCGGGCGCCGCCATCAAGGGCATTGGGGCAAGCGCCATCGCAGGCCTGCGCATCACCGATATTGTGGCGGAATCTTTTCGGGCGATCGATGACCCGGACGGAATTACCAAGCACGGAATTCTCACTATCCGGGCGCTCGTTGACGAGGCCTGACAAAGGAGCGGACAGATGACTGCAGTCAAGACCATGAATGGCACCAGCCTTTTGGTGCAGATCAGCGACGGGGGCTCTCCGGAATCCTTTGTCCATGATTGCCTTGTAAACGCAGAGCGTTCGATCCAATTTTCATCCGATGGCGACGCCGTCACCATTCCCGATTGCGACGAGCCGGACAAGCCCGGCTGGAAAGAGCAGTTCAAGGACGGCCTGCAGGCAACCATCGAAGGGGCCGGCATGCTGCACACTGCGTCTGTCGAGAAGTGGTTTGACTGGTTTCGCTCCGGCGACCTGAAGCGCGTGCGCGTCCGCGTCGATGTAACCGCCGCCAATGGCGGCGGTTATTGGGCCGGCGACTGGCACCTGATGTCGTTCGGAGTCAGCGGCGCCCGTAAGAGCAAAAGTCAGGTGTCACTAACGCTTATGTCGAGCGGACCTGTCAGCTGGACGGACGCCACCTGATGCATGGTCTTGTTTCCCTGCCATTCGGGTCAGATGGCGTTGATCATGACTTCCGGTTGACGCTGTCCTGTCTTATCGCGGTTGAAGATGAAACCGGCGAGGCGATCACCGTTACGGCGGCGAAGCTGCACACCGCTACGGCGACTACAAAAGAGATCATGTCGGTGCTTGTCTGGGGGTTGGTCGGCTCTGGCCGCAATCTATCAGAGGCTCGCGACCTGGTGCGACTGGCGTTCGACGCCTGGCCGCGCGATGGTCTGACCAAGGTCGCCTATATGGTTGCAGTCGCAGGGTTGTCCCGCGCTTATTCTCCCTCGCTTTCGGGGGAGGCGGAAGCGCCAGCGAGCCAGAGCGGATCGACGCTGGCGTGATCTTCTCAAGATCCGCACTGATGGGCGTCGACTGGCGCTCACTCACACTTTCGGAATTCAACCTGATCTCGCGAGGTTGGGCTCGCGCCAATGGCGTGGATACATCCGAACCTCCGGACGAAGATGAATTCGAAGCGGCGCTCGCCGCTGTTAAAGCACTGGATGGCGGTTGATCATGGCGATCGAAGCGGAACGGCTGGTGGCGGTGCTGGAAGCGCGGTTCACCGAATTTGAAAAAGCGGTGGATCGCGCGCAGCAGAAATTTGCCGGAACCAGCGCCGCTATCGAGCAGCGCGGCGATGCGTTGGCGGCAAATATCACGCGCTCTGCAGCGCGCGGCGCTAGCGGGCTGGAGCGGTTGTCAAAGGCGACGCGCGACACGCAGGTGAATACTGGAAGCCTAACGGCGCAGTTTCAGGATATTGCCGTGCAATTGGCCGGTGGTCAGTCGCCGTTTCTCATCGCTTTGCAACAGGGGACGCAGGTTACGCAGGCGTTCGGCAATTCCGGCGTGCGCGGCGCAATTGCCGGCGTGGGCGGCGCGCTTCTTGGGTTGATTAATCCGGTGTCGCTGGTGACTTTGGGGTTGATCGCCGCCGGGGGCGCGGCGCTTCAGTATTTCATGAGTTCGGAAAATGGCGGCGCACAGACAGAGGACAGTCTTCGCCGGCAAGGCCAGCTCATCGACGATGTTGTACAGAAATATGGCGACGCGCTTCCGAAGCTGCGTGCCTATCGTGAAGAGCAGGCAAGGGCAGTGGAGGCGTCCAATTTGACTGCCGCTGCCGAAGGCCCGGCGCAGGCTGAGGCAAAAAAGATCGAGGACGTTCTCGCTACGATCAACCGTGAATATTCTGCCGCCATGCAAGACTTGCGGTCATATGGCGACGACACCAAAACGGTCGTTGCGGATCTCGCAAGCGCATTTTCAAGTCTGCAAACCAAGATCCAAGACGGCAAGGCGACCACAGAAGATCTGACTTCGGCGCAGAATGCGCTGCAAGCGGCGCTCGACAATTATGGAAAGCCTTCGGTGATTGAGTTCGGAAACGCCTTTGCCGGCATTCTTCCGCAGATTCAGGCGGCCATTTCTGCTGTATCTGACTTTCGGGCGGAAGCTGCCAATGCGGTTGGCGGGCTGTCGTTTGATAAGGCAATCAAGAATTCAACACTGCCGCAGCTTGATCCGCTTGGTTTTATCAACGAGGAACGCGACCGGCAGGCGCGGGCCAATGCGACCAGGTCGCAATATGAGATCGAACAGGAGCGGCTTGCGCGATCGGCGTCGCGCGGCGGCGGCGAAAAGACCAATTCTTACGAGAGCGCCACAGAATCCGTGAAGGAGCGGATAGCAACGCTGACGGCGGAAACGGATGCGTTGTCGCAGCTCAATCCGCTTGTCGAGGATTATGGCTATGCGCAGGAAAAGGCCCGCACCGAGGCGGATTTGCTTAGTTCAGCGCAGAAGGCAGGGCTGGCGATCACGCCAGAACTCAGGGCGGAAATTGCGCAACTGGCGGATGGATACGCCTCGGCGACGGTCGCATCCAAGCAGCTCGCCGAGCAAAGCCAGAAAACCAAAGCAGCGATGGCTTTCGCGAAAGATCTGACCTCTGGCGCTCTCAGCGACATGCGCTCCGCATTGGAGGACGGCAAGATCTCCTGGCAGGAATTTGGCGACATGGCGATCAATGTGCTCAACAAGATCGCCGATAAGGCGCAAGACGCGCTGGTCGACGCGCTGTTTTCCGGCGCGTCCGGTACGGGAGGTTTCAGCCTCTTGTCGCTCTTCGGACTTGGAAGTTCGGCCTCGACTGTGGCGACTAGCGGCGGCGGCGTGTTTTCGGCGACTGGCGCCGCCGCCAGCTCGGCGCGCGTCGCGAGCGGATTGCCTAGCGATCTTGTAAGTTCGGCGTCGGTGAACCGCCTCGGCGCGGCAAGCCTGAAGCCCACTTCTCAGCGCGTCGATGTGAGTGTCGGCGTCGATATGGATAGCGATGGAAATTGGAAGAGCCATGTAAAAAACGTCGCCCGCAGCGCCGCAGCGCCCGTGGTGCGCGACGGCATCAATCTCTACCGCAAACACCAGTTTCACGATGATGTGGCGCGGCATGCTGCCCGGCCGCGCGTGAGGGGCAAATGACAACGCTTCTTTATATCGCGACAGAGTTCTGGCGGCGTATTCGCTTTGCGGATCGTCCTGCATTCCAGTTGATGGAATATCGATCGGAATCCATGGACGGAGCCGGGAACGTACTCGGGTCGCGGCGTGGGCAGCCGAAGTGGATGGTTTCCGTCAAAACGCGCTCCGGCATGCATGACGATGATGTCTATGTCCAGGGATGCTGCGAGGCGCTGCTTGCGCGTAGCGGCGGATTTCTTGCCTATGACATCAGGCGGCCTTGGCCTGTTGGCGATGCTGACGGTGCGCTATCGCAGGGTCACGCGGGCACGATCCGGATCAATTCAAAAGGCAGCGACAATCGCAGTTTGTCGCTCAAGAATATGCCGCTAATCACCTTGCAGCCTGGCGATCTTTTTTCGGTGCGCAATAACGATGGCTATCGGCAGCTGTTTCGCGCGGCTGAAGAGGCGGGCATTACGAGCGCAAATACAACAGGACTTTTCCAGGTGCGGCCCTTCCTGCCTTCGTGGGTGCAGGTCGATGACGAGGTCGCAATTTTCCGCCCGCAGATGATGTTTAAAATCATGGCGGACAGTTATTCCGTCTCGCCCGGCGCGGGCAACGCCTCGGGCGGGCTGAGTTTTACGGCGATCTCGGTGTCGAAATGAAAGTCTATTCGACGGCGACAACGAATTATCGGGAGGCGTTGCGGGATTTCTGGCCTGTGCATCTGCTGTCGTTCCGGGTTCGGGATCGCGAGACCAGCGCTCACGTCTGGTATCACTTTTCGACCCGCGACGACGATGAGGAAATCGCGGTGGTGGATCCCGATACTGGCAATACAGTGCTGCGCAGCTATCGCGGCGGCGGGCATATCGTCTCGGTCGATCCGATCGTGCGGTACGAGGGTGTATCGATCCGCAATGTGAGCGTGCGGATGTCGGCGGTCTCGGACGCCGTTCGCGAGATGCTGTATGGCTATGACGCGCGCGATGCGCATGTGGAATGGCATATCGGCGAGACCGAGGAAGGGACGGGGCTGCTTGTCGATACGCCCAATCTCGAATTCGAGGGGCTGATCGACGAGGCGAACCGGGCCGACAGCGCGCTGTCGATCTGGGCGCAATCGCCGCCGGTATCAGACAGCGATTTCACGCTGTCGCTCGCGCCCTGGCATTCGGTGCTGCAGCGGGCCAACGCCGCCAAGCGGACGCTGGCCGTGGGGCAGGAGCGCGGCGGCGACGGGATATACCGCTATGCCGATGCGGCGCATCGCTGGAATGATCTGACATGGGGCAAAGTGTGATGGGCGGATCGATTGTTTCGCGCGCCGGCTGGCCTGATGACTGGCGGTCGCGGCTGATCCGTTTTCTCGAGAGCCGTGAGCGCGCCGGGTTCGAATGGGGCTCGCGCGACTGTTTCCTGATGGTGGCGGATGCTGTCATGGCGATGACTGATCGTGATCCGGCGGCTGAATTGCGTGGGCGCTATCGCACCGAGACGGGCGCGGCAAGGATGCTGCGCAGCGCTGGCTGCGCCGATATGCGCGATGCCGCCTTGATTTTGTTTCGCGCCATTGATGTCGTCGACGCCACATGCGGGACGATCGGGCTGATCGAGCAAGACGGGCGCTGGAGCCTCGGGATCTTCTGCGGATCGTATTTTTACGTGCAATCATCGCTTGGGCTTGGCATCCTGCCGCGCTCGGCGGCGGCTCTGGCTTTCGAGGTGATCTGATGCCGCAGGTGTTTGCGCCGCTCGTCGCAGCGATCGGGATCACGGGCACGGCTGCGACGGTTGTGTCGTCGGCGTTGGCGCTGGGCGCCACGACGGCGGCGCAATATGTCATTGGCCAGGCGACGACGCAAAAGCCGGAGAGCGGCACAAAGCTGCAGGCGGTCGGCGGCGGCACCATCAATCAGGCGATCCTTCTCGGCGAAAAGGAAACGGCGGGATCGCTGATCTATCGCGGCTCCTATGGCTATGAGAACCGCACGCCCAATTCGCATCATGTGCGGGTCTATGCCTGTTCGGATGCGCCTGCGGACGGAATGATGACGCATGTGTGGGCGGATGGCGGCAAGCGGGCGCTCGGCGAGACTGAGGAATATGAGGGCTATCCGGTTCCCTATTTCGATGAGGATGGCGCAAACCGGCTGTGGATCAAGGCGTTGACCGGATCGCAGACCACGGCGAATGGCTATCTGCGCGCAAAATTCGGCGAGGACGCATCGCGGCCCTGGATGGACGATATGATTGGCCGCCAGCGGACAATCGTGATCGTGACGCAGCGGCTCTACAAGAAAAAGCCGCGCGGGCTGATCGACTGCCGGTTCGTGTTTCGCGGCATGCCTGTCTATGACTGGCGGCAGGATTCGACCAATGGCGGATCCGGATCGCAGCGTTGGGGCAGCGAGGCGACCTATGTGCTTCGCCGCAACGCGATCGTGCTCGCCTATAATATCGCGCGCGGCGTGATGGTCGCAGGCGAGGTGATTTATGGCGGGCCGAACTTTCCGGCGCGGCGGTTTGACCGCGACAGCTGGACGGCGGCGGCAAATGTCGCCGACGAAGATCTTGAGCTTGCCAGCGGCGGGACCATCAAGCGCGGCGCGGGGGGCGCGGAGATCAGCCTTGACGAAGAGCCGTTGACGGTGATCGAGCGGCTGCTGGCGTCGGCGGGATACCGGATGGTGATTTCGGGCGGGGTGATGAAGCTTGCATCCATGGCGGCGGGCGCCAGCGTGATGTCGTTTACCGACGATGATGTGGTGGTGACGCAGGATGCGACGCAACGGCTTTTCCCGGCGCGCGAGGATATCGCCAATGTGATCACCGGCGCCTATACGTCGCCCGAGGATGCGGGGGAGTCTAAACCGTATAGGGAGCGCTCGCGCCCGGCCTATGTGACTGAGGATGGCGGCGAGCGGCGGGCGCGGGAGCTGAACCTGCCTTATGTGCGGCACGGCGTGCAGGCGCAGAAACTGGCGTCGCTGGCGCTCAATGACAACAGGCGGTTTCGCAGTCATGTGGTCTATCTGCCATCGATCGCGCGCAAGCTTGAGCCGGGCGATGCGGTGACATTCACCAGCGACGAATACGGCTATTCAGCCAAAAAATTTCTGCTCGGCGATGTGGTTCTGAACGATGACGGGCTGGTGTCGGCAGCCATTCGCGAGGCGGATGCGACGGATGCGGATTTTCCGACCTCCGACCAGCAGGTGGACACAGCAGGCGTCTATGGCGACATCGTTGCCGAGACGCAAGTTGCGGTGTTTACGGCGTCGCCGGCGGTGGTGAAAAACGCCAGCGGCAAGGCGCGGATCCCGGCGATCCGGCTGGCATGGGAAACCGAGGCCGACGATGTCGACGCCCGGTCCATGCGCTACTGGGTGCGGCGGCTTGGCGATACAGACATCATCGACTCGGGGCGGTTCGATTTCGAGGATGGGACCGGGTTGATTTCCGGTCGCCTGATCGATGCGCTGGTCTATGAGGTGCAATGCCAGATCGCGCCCTATTCGGATCGCGACACCGATCGCAGCGACTGGGTGACGGTGGCGGCGGGGTCGGTCAAGGGCCGGGCAAGCCGGATCGCCTCGTCGGGCTTTGCGCTGATGGCGCGGAAATCGCCGGCGCTCAACTGGTCCGGCGACACGGTTGGACAGACCTATGTCGAGACGATCTCGGTGACCCGGGCGATCCGCGTCAGCAATGACGACGCCAATCCGGTGCGGCTGCAGCTGTCTGGCCGGCTGCGGCTCAATTGCCAGGACGACGGTTCAAACGGCGACGGCGCAAGCTTTTTAATAGCCGTGCTGAAAGTGGAAGCGCGCGCGCCCGGCGCGAGCGACTGGCGCGATATTCGCAACGGCAAATCGCTGCGGCTGGAAAGCCGGGCGGCGGGCCGGGCGAATGTGAAGCCGAAAAACGGGACGATCCGCGAAGTGTTTTCGCACCTGCCCGGAAAGAAGGATGGCGGCGACTGGCGCTATCGCGTGACGCTGATCGTGCGGCACAAGCGCGGGGCGGGACGGGAATGGGACCGGGCGGCGGTGCTGGCCGGGGCGACGCTGGCGGCGAGCTGGGAGCGGGATTGATGGGCATGATCAGCATTTACCAGATCAGCGACGGGCGCGTGCTCTATAGCGAGGAAATCGGCGAGGATGAGACGCCGGAGCTTGAGGCGGGCGAGGCCTGGCTCGACGGGGAATATGACGGGGCGCTGTATTATGTGGTGGATGGCGCGGCGACCGATCGCCCGCAGCTGGTGGATGACGACCGCGATTACACGCTCGACGCCGATGGCGTCACGGTGCTGACGATCCCGCTCGTCGATGGCACGACAGTCTATTACGGGGATACGGAAAGCGTGTCTTCAGGGACCGAAAGCCTGCAGGTGCGCAGCGCCATCGCCGGCGATTTTACTTTCCAGATCCTGCCGCCATGGCCCTATGTCGAGGCCGAAATCGTGGTGACATCCGATGTTGTTTGATTTTTCGCAAAAGCCGGCGCCGACAGGATTTTCGGTGACAGCCAAGCCGCTCGGCAATGTGGCGGGCTGGGCTGCGGTCGATGACAGCCTACATGAATTCTACCGGCTTTACCGCTACGCCTCGGCTGAGGATGCGGATAATGACGCCGATGGCGAGGCTGTGGAAGAGACGGCGCGGCTGACGGTGCGCGACGACGCGCCGCTGACGGCGGGCCATGAATATGGCTATCGGGTCACCAGCGTCGACAGGTTTGGCAATGAGAGCGCGAAAAGCGCCGTGCGGACTGCGACGGCGCGGCTGGTGACGGATGCGGATCTGGATATCGACAGCACGCTCGGCAGCATTTCCACCGATATCGGCGCTGCGGTGGCGGCGGAGGCGGCGGCCAGGGCTGCGGAAATCGCGGCGGAAGCCGAGGCGCGCGCGGCGCAGGATATCGCCACCTATCAGGATCTCAGGGCGCAGGCGGAGGTGAATGCGGAGACCGCCTCCTATGTGATCGAACTGGCGATGATCGCCAGCGACGCGCAACAGAGCCTGCGGCGCGAGGTGGTGACGCAGGCGAATAGCGACCGGGCGTCATTTGTCGAACAGATCTCGACAGCGGTCAGCGCCAATGCGGCGCTGGCGTCGCGCGTGACGACGGTGGAAGCGGAGACGGCAACGCTTTCGGCGTCGATCGAAACGATCGAGCTTGCCTATGTGGCGGGCGACGAGGCGCTGGCGCAGACGATCGAATCGCTGGCGGTGGGCACCAATACGCAATTCGATCCGGTGGCGAGCTGGTATTTCGACGCGAGCGCCGATGGCTGGAGCGGCAACGGGACGCCTGTGGTGACAGACGGATATCTGGTTCCCGCTGCGCATGCGTCCGACCCCTATGTGGTCAGTCCGGAGGGGTTGACGGTTGCGGGCGGCAGCTATCGCCAGGTGCGGGCGCGGGCCAAAAAGACCGGCGCGCCCGCCTGGGAGGGATGGCTGTGGTGGAAGGGCGCCAGCGATACGACCTGGGACAGCGGGCGACGGGCTGCGATCACGGAGCCAGCCTGGGACGGTGCGGGGTTTGGCGAGATTACCGTCAATACCGGGTGGTCAGGCACGATCGCGCAGATCCGGCTCGATCTGACGGCTGCGGCGGATGCGTCCAATCTTGTGGCGCTGGACTGGGTGTCGGTGGGGCGGCCTTCGCCTGGCGCCAGCTCGGCGGCGCTGACGGCCGAACAGACGGCGCGGATTGCGGCGGATTCGGCGCAAGCGGGGCAGATCACCTCGCTGACCAGCCGCATGACCTCGGCGGAAAGCGGGATCACCGGCACGGCTGGCGGGCTTTCGGCGCTGACGGGGCGGGTGGAGACGGCGGAGGATGCGATCACGGCGCAAGCTGTCAGGATCGATGGCGTCGAGGCCTCGCTTGATGACAAGGCGTCGGTGACGGCGGTGGATGTGCTGACGGCGGAGGTGGCGGCGTTTGGCGGCGAGGACGGCGTGGCCAGTATCGGTCAGGCGACGCGGACGATCCGAAACGAGCTTGATCTCGCAGCGTCGGAAGCGATCGAGGCCAGCGTCGCCGACTTTCTGGCGCGGGAGGAATTGCGCCAGGCGACGGCGACAGCGACGCAAGGGTTGGGCACGCGGATCGACGCGACACAGACATCGCTGACTGTGCTGTCGGAAAGCGTCACCAGCCTGTCGACGGCGGTGGCCGGCAAGGCCAGCACGACAGCGGTGGAGACGCTGACGAGCCGGGTGACGGTGACGGAAGGCGCGATCGATGCGCTGAATGAGTCGGTGACGGCGCTCGACACAGAGGTCGATGGCAAGGCTTCGGCCTCCTCAGTGACGGCGCTCGGTAATCGGGTGACGGTGACCGAGAGCGGTATTACGACACTCAACAGCGCGGTGACGGCGCTTGGTACCGAGGTTGACGGCAAGGCGTCAGCCTCGTCGGTGACGGAAATCGGCAATCGGGTGACGGTGACCGAGAGCGGGATTACAGCGCTCAATTCGTCAGTGACGTCACTGACGACCACTGTTGCTGGCAAGGCGTCCGCCTCGTCGGTGACCTCGCTTGGCAACAGGGTTACGGAAACGGAGGATGGTCTTGAGAGCGTCGCGAATGCGACGACCAGTCTTTTTGCTGGCGACGACGCCGGCAACATCGCCTCGGCGCGGATGCGGATGGCGGCGGTGAGCGGACCATCGGGCTGGGCGCGCTTTGCAATACAGGTGCGGGCGCAATCGGATGACGACTGGAACAGCGCTGGATTTTTTCTTGATGTGCGCAATGACGGCTCCGATTCTCGCATCGTGCAAATCGCGGATCGGTTCGTGTTTCGCAATGGCGACGATGTGACGAGCGCGGTCATGCGGGTCGCCAGCGGCGTCATCTATCTCAATGAGGTCAATATTTCCGACGCGATCATCGGGACGCTGCAAGTCGGCGGCGCCAATATCGCGGATGGCGTGATCAAGGCGAGGCATATCGATGTCACAAGACTGTCGGCGCTGGCCGCCACCCTGGGCAATGTCGATATTTCCGAGGCTGATATCGGGAACCTCACGGTCAAGAACGCCAATATCGAGAGCCTGAACGGGTCAAAGCTGGTCGATCTGACGGTCGGGACCGGCAAGATCGAGAATGGCGCAATCACTGAAGTCGATTCGATCGCGCAGTTTTCTGATCTGGTGCAAAGCAACGATAATCCGGCGGCGAAAACGATCACGCTGGCCAATCCGTCCAGTTCGACTGTGTTTATCTGGCTTGAATTGCCGATCAGTCTTTTTGTGGAGGCTGGCGGCGCGAACGGAGCCGACACCCAAGGCAGCATGAATGCCAACTTCTCCTTGATCCGCAACTTTGGCGACAGCAATGCTTATGCACTATTCTCAAAAAGCTTCAGTCTGCTTGCGCAAGGCGGCGGCAATACAGATTTCGCTACCGAGTATGTCCGGGTCTTGGTTGCCGACATCGCTGCGCCAGCCAATGCGAGCTACCGATTCAAGTCAACATTCACCAACCTTGAGGGCACCAAAACCGGCGGTGTGACCAGCGGTCGAATTCGGTTCGGATATCCAAAAAAATGACCCATGTCACATTTTACGATCGGGACGGGCGTATCACGCGCTCGAAAACATGCGGCGTCGAGGACGATCTTGCTGCGTTTACGCCAGAGGGCGGAGGCGCATGGCCGGACTGTCTCGACGACGATCTGTGGATGTTTGTTGATCACGCGCCGACGCTGCGGCCGGAAATCGCGGCGAGCGCGACCTATGAGATCGTTGCCGATGGTGTGGCTGAGATCGCCATTCCACTGCCGGCGGGGACGATGGCGGATTGTGGCGGACGCGCTGTTGTGACCGATGTGGATGAGGACTTGCAATACACCACCACCATCGCCGGTACGCATGAGCTGACGCTCTCGCCGCCCTGGCCGTGGCGACGGAAGGTCATCACGGTGATTGCGCATGCGGTTTGATGATCGACCCACGACGGCGGCGCTTTTGGCAGCGATCGAGGCGGAGCGCGACCGGCGGCTGGCGGGCGGGTTCGACTGGGATTTCGGCGCGCAAGGCGTCCACCACATCGCAACAACAGCAGCGGATATGGCGGGCTGGGAGATTGTGACCAGAGCGGCGACAGCGCTGGCGCTGGCGGGATCCGACGCCACGATCGAGATCCATACCGAGACCGGGACGGCGCATGTGACCGGGCCGCAATGGAATGCGGCGATGCTGCATTACCGCATGACGATCGAGCAGCCGACACTGCTGGCGGCGCTGAAACTGCAGGCCATGCGGCCACTGCCGCAGGATACAGCCAACCCGGCGCACTGGCCGGCCTGACCTGACCCTATCGAGATGAGACGCGCCGCCCGGCCTGCCGGGGCGATGGCGCATGGCCTATGGAGAGACATATGGCGCAGCAGCCAACCTATAATGACGGCACGGTGACGGTGGGGGCGGGCGCCACGACCGTGACCGGCGTGGGCACCGCATGGACCACCTATGTCAAAGCGGGCGATTATTTCTGGGCGCAGGGGCGCTCGGTGCGGATTGCAACCGTCAACAGCGCCACGCAGCTGACGCTCGCTTATGGCTGGCCGGGCGACGCGATCAGCGCCGGCAATTACGAAATTATCTATACGCCGGCGCAGCAGGTGGCGCAGGCCAAGACGACGGCGCTTTTGGGGCAGCTGTCGAATGGCAATCTGTCGTCTATTGCTGGGCTGACTACGGCGGCCAATAAACTCTCCTACTATACCGGCGTCGGCGTGGCGGCGCTGGCGGATTTCAGTGCGTTCGGTCGATCGCTGGTGGATGACGCCGATCAGGTTGCGGCGCGGACGACGCTGGGACTGGTGCTGACAACGAGCGCCACTGACGCCACAGCGGGGCGGGTGCTGAAATATGGAGATTTTGGCGTCGGCACGCCGCTGCCAACGGCGTCCGGCGTAGATTATTCAAGCTTTTCGACATCGACGGGCTTCATTCATAACTCGTCGACATCCAATGCGCCCTCCGACGTGCCTGGCAGCGGCGAGAGCTGGTATGGATTTGCGGCCAACACATCCGGCGGCGGGCGCGGCGCGCAATTGCTGATCGGCAATGTGACGGGGCGGGCCTATGTGCGGGGGCACACGTCTGGCGCCTACACATCATGGGGTGAGCTTGCGCAGGTGGAGCGGGCGCAGACGCTGATCAACAAGACGCTGACCAATCCGACGATCAACGCCGCCACGATTTCCGGCACGATCGGCGGCGGCGCGACCTTCAGCGGCGCGCTGTCGTTCGACCTGCCGCCCCGGCTGCCGAGCTACACGGTGTCAACGCTGCCTTCCGCCTCCGCCTATTCGCGCGGACTGATCTATGTGTCCAATGGCGCATCCAACAAAAGACTGGCGATTTCGGACGGGACCGCCTGGCGGTTCCCGGATGGCGCCGTCGTATCCTGATCTAACGGAGCTGACCCATGCCTGTATTTACAGAAGAGACGCATCCTTACGAAATTCTCATCCGCTTCGACGAGGCGACGGGCGCGCTCAAAGGCGCGCATCAGCAGCGCATCACTGTCGTCAAGCGCGACGGCGCGGTGATTCAGGCGGTGATCGGCGAGGCTGCGCCTGTCGATCTTGTCGATTTCGGCGCATCCGGGCTGATGAGCGAGGCCATGGCGGCGGCGCTGGCGGCCAACGCCAATCTGCAAGGCCAGGTGGCGGCGCTGACAGCGGAGCGCGACGGGCTTGCTGCGCTGGCGTCGGCGCTGACGGTGGAGCGTGATGCGCTGACAGCCGAGCGTGATGCGCTCGCCGCCCGCGTGGCGGCGCAGGACGCCTGATTACCTGCCGCGCCAGATGAACCAGCCGGCGGCGATCAGCGCCAGCGCGGTGAAAATGGTCATGGCCTGATCGAACATCTCAAACATCGCGCGCCCTCACGCCTGCAACCGTCAGGATAGGCCGCGCTTTCCAGAAAGGAAAGATACATGGATCGCTCGAAACTTTTCGACGCCGTGCGCGACCCGCTGTTTGGCGGGCGCTTTACGCAGCCGCAGGTGGATGGCGTCGACGCCATTCTTGACGCCTGGGATGAGCAGGGCCTCACCGATGGGCGCTGGCTGGCCTATATGCTGGCGACCGCCTATCACGAAACCGGCCGCGCCATGGCTCCGGTGGTGGAAAACCTCAATTACTCGGCGGTTGGGCTGCGCAAAGTCTTTCCGAAATACTTTCCGACTGCCGAGATCGCCGCCGCCTATGCGCGCCAGCCGCAGCGCATCGCCAACCGCGCCTATGCCAATCGCATCGGCAATGGCGACGAGGCCTCTGGCGACGGCTGGACATTCCGCGGACGCGGCATGGTGCAGCTGACCGGACGGCGGAACTACGAAATCTATGGAGTGGCCAACCGGCCCGACATCGTGCTGGAGCTGGATTTTTCGGCGCGGATCCTGGTGCTCGGCATGCGCGACGGCGTGTTCACAAGCCGCAAGCTGGAGCAGTTCATCACCGGCGCGCGGTGCGACTATGTCGGCGCGCGCGCCATCATCAACGGCAGCGACAAGGCGCGCGAGATCGCGGCTTACGCCCGCGTGTTCGAGCGCGGCGCGGCCAAGGCGCTGTGACGACCAACCTCAGAAGGAGAGCGAGATGAAAACCTATTCGAAAGCGATCGGGGCGGGCATCGGCGGCGGACTGGCGGGCGCGGGCGTGAGCATCGCCGGGCTGCCGCCTGGATCGCCCTGGTACGCCTATGTGATCATGACCGTGGTGACCACAGTCCTGCCGGCTTTGATCACCTATTTCGCGCCGCAGAACGCGAAGTGACTTCAAGCTTCAAAGGAGAGCAGCATGCCCTATGACCGCAAAACCGCCGGCGCGGGGCCGGGAACATTCGGCCTCGACGGCGCGGCGATCAATCTCGCTGGCGGCGATTACACCGTGCCGGATACGGTGAAGGCGATTGCCGTCATCAACGCCGGCAATGTCGTCTGCCGCCCGCTGAATGCGAGCGCGGACATCACCATCACCGGCGCGCCGGTGGGGATGCTGTTGCCCTGGCATTGTAGCGCCATCCGCCAGACCGGCACGACAGCCACGCTTGCGACGGTGCTGGGCTGATGAGCGCGCTGCCGCAATTGGGGCTGGGGCAGCTTGGGCTGGGGCACACCCTTCCGCCGGGTGGTTCCCCTCGCGGGCTCAGCAACTGGATCTTTGCCGCAAGCACCTGGTCTGATGCTGGCTACTGGCAGGACTTCCGCAACTGGTCCGCGACCGGGCTTTTCATCAACAGCGAATATTGGGGCGGCGGGTCGTGGTCCGACGCGGCGGTGTGGTAAATGACATATAACATCCTCACGCCTATCGCAGATGGTGACGCCTATGACAGCGTCAAATCCCGTCTCGTTACGCTGGCTGAAACCTTCCTGGGCTCCGGTCAGGCATCTGGCGGCAATGCGCCTTCGACTTGGGCCGATATGCGGGCCAAGCTTAATTTGATTCTTGCAGCATTCGGTAAAACGCTGATTTCGGCTGGAGACAGTGGCGCGATCGCCAAGGCAAAGATCAACGGCATCGTGAATACCGAGGCGCTTCTCACCAGCGTCGCTATCCTCTGGTGGAACGCGGATAGGGCCGATCTGGTCAGCCTTTCTGGATCACAGGTCACGAACTGGACCGACAGCATGTCGGGAGCAACCGTTTCACAGGCATCGAGCTCCCTTCGGCCAATCTATTCCGCCACCTCATTCAACGGGTCTCCAGGCCTCACGTTTGACGGCGTTGATGATTATCTCGCCTTCACTTCAGGCGTCTTGGGCGCTCCCGTTGGCGGCAACCCAAGTGAGGCATTTGCTACCGTACAGCAGACTGCGCTGGCGGCCGACACCGGCAACCGGACAATATTGCAGTGGGGTGGCACGGACGGGTTCACACGCCGTTCTGTTCAAAGAGCGGTCGTAACCGGCGTCAATCGTGGACAGGCTGGCGTTGGCAAGGGGTCGTCACCAACCGCTCTTGTTACCGACACATCTGTGGACTTCTCAAGCCGACACGTCATCCGACAGAAAGTATCGGCAACCGATACTGGCGTCGATGTGGACGGCGGCTCCTTGGTAACGGCGGCTGTTGTCCCTGCGACTGCGGCTGAACGGATCGTTGTTGGCGGAGCATTCGCCGGCAACTCGGTCTGGTCTGGCCTGATCCGCGACGTAATCATCACCGGCGCTCTTTCCGGTGATGCGCCAACCTACATCGAAAACTTTCTCAAGACACGGAGAGCCCTCTAATGGCAAACAAGGTCGTCATTTTCCCAGAATCCAAAGAGGCTGAAGCGCGGGCATATGTTGCCGCGTGTGATGCCCACTTCGCCGCCACCTTCGAGCCGGGCGGCATTTTCGGATATGTCCGCAACGATGCGTTCGGTCAGTGGGTTGCCCCGCTGTACGGCCCGCCGTGGGAGTTCATTACCGGCGAGCCTTTCGCCGAGCCCGCCGAATGCGCTGCGCTGCGCGTGGATGGCGTGTTGCACGATTACGCGGTTTGGCCGGAAGACGAGTGATGCACACCCCTGCATAAAATGATTCCGTGAACAGAAGGAAAACCAATGACCAGCAACATCCATGCATTCACCGCGCCAGGCGCGAGCTATCCGGAATACATCTCTGTGAACAAGTCTGGCGACAGCTATTCTGTTTCTGTGCGAAGCCCGCGCAAGGAAGATGGTTCAGTCGGGGATGCTGCGACCATCACGTTGGACGGTGATCAGTTCCGCGCCTTGGCAAAAGCGCTGCAGAAGGCCTGACCCACTCTGAATCACCTGGGTCAAAACAGTACACCTCAAATCGAATTGCGGGGGGGTGTCAGATTCTCCAAAAAAGCCCGTCAGGATCCTGGCGGGCTTTTTTCGTCTCTAGAGTATAGCCAGCGCCATACCCATGAGGCATCGATGACCATCGAACAGGACCGCATCCAATCGCTCATTCTCGATCGCCTGACGCAAATCGACAGCCGGATGAACCGCATGGAAGAGAGGATGGATGATGAGAAGGATGCGGCGAGCGAGAGCAGGCGGCGCATCTATGATCGCCTGGAGCAGCAGGGCTCGACGCTGATCACGGTGTCGCACCGGATGGAAGGGCTTGAAAAAGCGGTGGCCGCCGACAGCGTGACGTTGTCGGATTTTCGCGAGACGCGCGCCAAGGCGGCGGCGGCGGGATGGGTCGGCGGTTGGTTGTGGCGCACCGGCAAGTATGTCCTGGGCGCCGCAGCAGCACTCTATGCCATGCGCCAGGACGTGGCGGCGTGGTGGCACTGGTTTATCGGGCGGTGA